TTCAGTTGGTTAGAGCGTCTGTCTTATACACAGGAAGTCGTGGGTTCAAGTCCCACCGCCCCAACAATTTATTATATTTGTACCATGAAGCTTAAAAAGAGAGACTACAAGAAGGAGTATGCCAAGTACGGGAAGGGCGGTAAAGCCAAGAGGTATAGGGCTGCTCTCAACCGTATAGCTAGACGCCTTGGGGTTTATGGCAACGGTGATGGTCTCGATAACGCGCACGTCGGCACGTCTGACAAAACCAAGCCTCAGTCGGAATCTAAAAACAGAGCAAACAATAGACCTAATCGAAGACGTAGCAGGTGACAAAAGAATGCCCACGGTGTAAAGAGCTAAAGTCTGAGTCCGAATACTACATTAGAAAAGACAGGCATGGGGATGCAAGGTTAAGCGGTTACTGCAAAACTTGTGTCTGTCAAGAAAGGGTAGAGAGGGGTCAAGCCTTTAAGCAGAAATGCGTTGACTACAAGGGAGGGGAGTGTGAAAGATGCGGGTACAACGCTCACAACTGCGCTTTAGACTTCCATCACAATGACCCCAACGAAAAAGATTTTGGTATTGGATGTCAGCGCAGGACTAAGTTTGATAATAAAATTATGGCTGAATTAGATAAATGTTCTTTACTTTGCTCTAACTGCCACAGAGAAAAACATGCAGGAGTATTCTAAACAAATGCGCGAGTAGCATAACTGGATAATGCCCAAACCTTCTAAGTTTGTTATTGGGGGTTCGAGTCCCTCCTCGCGTACTAAATTAAATTAAAATGAAAGTTGTTTCTAGGCTTGCACTATTGATCTTAATACTTATTCCATTTATGGATAGTGCTTCGTCTGTTTTAAACAGAAGAACAATTAGATACAATCAAGGGCAAATTCATGAAATCATAATTACATTAAACAACTTAAATAAACCTATTCATGGCTAAGATTCAAGTATCAGAATACAAGAAGAAACGTATTCGTCGAAAGGGTGTCCACGCTAAGACTAAGACATCTAAAAACAAAAATTCAATTAACTACAAGAAGCCTTACGCTTCACAAGGACGATAATTATGGCTACTTACATTTGCGAGTGCGGAGATCACGAAGAGGATAAAACTGGTGTCACCATTAGGTTTGTTGACGACAAAGCTCAACACCAGATTCAATGCCCATGCGGAAAGCACATGGACATTAAAAACCCTAAAACAGGCGCACCTAGTTTCAAAAGAAACAGGTGGGGCCAAGTATACTGATGCAAGACTTTCTTGACTTCATGCAAGAAGTTGCTGGGTTTTACAATGCCTTTGGGACTAAGAATAAACAGTACGACCTCGACGGTGACGGCATAGTCACGGTTTTAGATTGGCTAGAGTTCTTATCCAACCAGCCTTACTTTTGAGCGTTCTAATAAACATAGAAGGATATGACGACCCTGCTATCTCAATTTGCCCCAAGGGTACGAAGGGTGAAAGTATTGAGCTCGGTGGGCTACTCATTGTTCTTCCCGCTCAGCCTCCCAAAAAAGAAATTGCAGGACATGGACGTCCAGACCACCTGCAGCTGTGGGAAAGGATTCCTATGCCAAAGGAGCTGTCTAGGATTAAGTCTATGGATGAGTGGGGGGAGATGCCTAGGGAGTTTCGACAAAAGTTTTCTTCGTATATCGAGGAGGAGTTTCGCCGTAGGCGTGACGGCTTTTGGTTTTACAACGCAGGTGTCCCTACATATATTACGGGGCGTCACTATATGATGTTACAGTGGACCAGGATGGACATAGGTCACCCTAGCTATCTTGAGTTCCAAAGAAATATCTTCTTACATTTGGCTGCGTGTGAGGCGGACCCACGCTGCATAGGGCAGCTGTACACCAAGTGTCGGCGGAGCGGGTACACGAATATCTGTTCCGCCGTTTTGGTTGATGAGGCCACGCAGGTCAAAGATAAGCTTCTTGGCATCCAGTCTAAGACTGGTAAAGACGCGCAAGAGAATATCTTTATGAAGAAGGTAGTGTACATGTTTAGGCACTACCCATTCTTTTTTAAGCCTATCCAGGACGGTACTACAAACCCCCGTATGGAGCTGGCCTTTAGAGAACCCAGTAAAAGGATTACAAAGAACAACAAGACCTCTCAAACAGGTGAGGCCCTGAATACAGTGATCAACTGGAAGAACACCACCAACAATGCTTACGATGGTGAGAAGCTTCATATAATGTACCTTGATGAGGCTGGAAAGTGGGAGAAGCCAACAGACATTAGAGACGCATGGAGGATACAACGGACATGCCTTATTGTAGGTAGAAAGATTGTAGGCAAGGCAATGGTTGGTAGCACCGTAAACCCCATGGACAAGGGAGGTAAGGAATACAAAGACCTTTGGCAAGACTCAAACCCATCTGAAAGAAATGCAAATGGTAGAACTAGGAGTGGTCTTTACAGACTGTTTATACCAGCCTACGAATCTCTTGAGGGTTTTTTTGACGTCCACGGACGTCCAATCATTGAAGATCCTTCTGAGGCTGTCGATGGTCTTGACGGTGATTCTATTGATTCAGGAGCGAAAACTTTTTTAAAGAACGAAAGGTTAAGCCTTAAGGGGGACCCCTCAGAACTCAACGAGGTGACAAGGCAGTTTCCGTTTACAACCGACGAGGCCTTTAGAGATAGCATTGACGGTAGCTTGTTTAATATCGGAAAGATATATGAGCAGATACAATACAATGACGAGTTGTTTCCAAACCCAGTGGTTAGGGGAAACTTCGTTTGGAAGGGTGGGCAGCAGGACACAGAGGTTGTATTTAAGCCAGACCACCAGGGTAGGTTTAAAATAGCTTGGATGCCCCCTGTGGAGATGAGAAACAAAAAGAAGTTTGATCGAAACAAAAGAATAGCGCCCAATGCAGAGCTGGGGGTAGGCGGGGTCGACTCTTACGACCTTGACGCCACCGTCGATGGACGGGGGTCTAAGGGTGCGTTACACCTATACAACAAGTTTCACATGGAGCATCCTGCTAACATGTTTGTTGTGGAGTATGCGTCCCGTCCGCCTTTGGCTAAAATCTTCTATGAAGACTGCTTAATGGCTGCTGTATTTTACGGCTACCCTTTGTTAATTGAAAACAATAAGTACGGTATCGCAAGATACTTTGAATCAAGAGGTTACGATGGATACTTAATGGACAGGCCGAGACATCTTCTTAGCGCAAACTCTAAGGTCAACGTCAAGACAAAGGGGATACCATCAAACTCTCAAGACGTAATACAGGCTCACGCCCACGCCATAGAGGACTACATACATGATCACGTTGGGGTAAACAGAGAGACAGGCGAGTATGGGGCAATGTATTTAAACAACACCCTTGAGGACTGGATTGGCTTTAAAATAAACAACAGAACAAAGTTTGACTTGACTATCAGTTCTGGACTTTGCCTTCTTGCAGCTCAAAAAGCAAAGAAGAAAAAGAAAGAGTCTAACTTTAATGAGAGTCAGTTTTTTAGGCGATATAAGGTACGGGGATGATTTGTTATATTTGCGGTAAATCAGCCATAGATGTATAATAGCACAAAGCCGTCGTCTGGATTTCCCAACCCTCTTGCAAACCCCATGGAGAAGCAGGGGAAGAAATATGGCTTGCGTTATGCGAAGGCTATTGAGGGCCAGTGGGGGAAGATGACAGACAAAAACTCGTTGCACGGAAGCAGGAACGGAACATTTAAAAGAAACAGGAGTTACGCTAACGGCACCCAGGATACCAGCATATACAAGCAGCTTCTTACTTCACTGAATCCTAACGGTGCTGATGGTAGCTTGCTAAACATAGACTTTACTCCAGTTCCCATACTGCCGAAGTTTGTAAGGATTGTCGTAAACAAAATCCTTTCCAGGAATCCATACCCTAATCTTGAGGCTGTAGACCCTTTGTCTTCTTCAGAAAAGAATAAGGAGAAGAAAAGACTTAGGACTCAGGTTGCTGTAAAAAAAGATCTCCAGGAGCTGAAGACTATGACTGGTGGTTTAAAGCTAGACGTAGATCCAGATCAGCTTCCTGATAGTTTGGAGGAGGCAGAAATCTTTTTGGATACCAACATAAAGACTGATGCAGAAATAGCTGCCCAGGTTGCTACAAACATGACTCTTTCTTGGAGCAACTTTAATGACGGGGCGTATAGGAGATGTGTAAACGACTTGGCTTCTATAGGGGTGGCTGTTACCAAAAGGAGTAATGATCCTAACTACGGGATTAAGATTGACTATGTAGATCCATTGAACTTTGTGCATAGCTTCACAGAAGATCCTTTCTTTGAGGATGTAATCTATGCTGGCCATGTTAGAGAAATAACTGTATCGGAGCTCAGGAGAATAGCAGGAAACGAACTTGATGAGGAGAGCATAAAGAAGGTCATGAAGGTGGCTTCCAAGAAGTCTGGCAACTACGACGCCACAGGGTACAGCATTGACAACAAGAACAACAGGGAGGCTTATTCGGAGCACATGATTCAGGTTCTTGACTTTGAGTTTATTTCAGTGGACTGTATGTATTTCGAGGAGAAAAAAAACAGACACGGGAATACAGGTTTTTACAACCAAGGGTTCGAATACAAAGAAAGAGCTGGATCTGTGTTTGAGAGAAAGTCTCATAAGATGGAGATGGAGATGCTCTATGGGGGGTCATTTATTATGGGCACTGATATAGTATTTAAGTACGGCCTTGTTGCCAACGTCCCTAAAAACGTCCATGACTTATCTAAGTGCAGGCTGTCCTACTCTCCAGTAGCCACAAACCTGAACAACAACATGCCTAAGTCTATGGTTGACAGCTGCATAGGCTTTGCTGATATGCTTCAGATAACTCATTTGAAACTTCAGCAGGCTATAGCTAAGGCCAAACCTGACGGATTGATTATTGATATTGAGGGATTGGAGAACGTTCAGCTCGGCAAGGGCGGTGAGCTACAGCCTCTAGACTTGCACGATATTTATGAGCAGACGGGTGTCTTCTATTACAGAAGCAAAAACCCAGAGGGTGGATTCCAGAATCCTCCAGTAAGAGAAATAGGAAACTCAATAAGAAACATCAATGAGCTTATTGGTTTGTACAACCACTACCTCAGATTGATAAGAGATACCACTGGTATCAATGAGGCCATGGACGCAAGCTCTCCAAAGGGGGATGCCTTGGTAGGGGTTAGGCAGCAAGCTATATCTGCAGGCAACAACGCTATATATGATATAACTAACTCAGCGTTAGTGCTTTACAAGAAAGTTTGCCAAGACATAGTAAAGTGCATTCAGATTATTCCTCATGAGTCTGTACTTATGTCTGTGTATGAAAATGCTATTGGTGAGGAAAATATGAAAGTGTTGAACTCATTTAGCGATCTGCCTATGTACAACTTCGGTGTTCAGGTGCAAAAAGAAATGGAGGATGAGGAGAGAGCTTTCTTGGAGCAGAACATCCAGGTGGCCCTGGCTCAAAAAGAAATTGACCTTGAAGACGCTATAGCCGTCAGAGACCTAAAGGATATCAATCAAGCAGAAAGGCTTCTTATTGTTAGGCGTCAAAAGAGAATGAAGCGCCAGCAAGAGATGGCTCAGCAGAACTCTCAGATGCAGGCTCAGCAACAAGCTCAGGCTTCACAGGTTGCTTCTCAGTCTAGGATGCAAGAGGCTCAAATGGAGGCTCAGCTTAAAGCCCAGGAGTTGCAACTTAAGAGTCAGCTTGAGGCTCAACTCGAAGAAGTAAAGCATGGATTTAGAAAAGAGATTGAGATGATAAGGGCTCAAGCAACTCTAGGATTCAAAACTGATGATCAAGAGTTTAAGGAAAAGATAGAGGTCCTTAAGGAAGACAGGAAGGACGACAGGGTTGACAAGCAGGCCTCTAAGCAATCAAAGCTTATATCTCAAAGAAAAGGCACTAGAGGGGAGCTAGAAGAAGGTCAGGCACCAACAAACATTAGTGAACTCATACAATAATGGCAAGTAAGATAAATCTAGATATTTCAGAGAAGCTGAATATCACATGTAGGAAAGGGGATACCTTTACCATGACCTTGAATATAAAGGACTCCTCTGGTACAGCGGTAACTCTTTCCACTAGTGGGTATGAGTTCCTTATGCAGGTTAGAGGTGGTAAAAACGTAAGGACAAAAGAAAGACCCCTTGTGATGGGGACTGCATCTAAAGGAAAGCAAGCTCAAAACAAAGAAGGGGTTACCAACTTTACATTTACTACAGACGATAGCGGAAATGTAACTGTTTCTGCAGCAGACTCTGTAATGAGAAGGGTGCCAGCTGGCAGATACGTTTACGACTTGCAACAAATTGTAAATAACGTAACCACTACCATTCTGGAGGGTGTGTTCATTGTAAATGATGACATTTCAAACGTAGAGGTGTAATGGCTATAACAGTACAAGAATCCTCTGGGAACACTTTGGCTGTTAGCGTGTCTGACGGCACCTCTACCACCTTTACAACTACTGAAAGCTCTATTTCTTTTTCCTCTCCAGTTTCATCTTCTGTAGAGGTTTTAGGCAAGGGCCCCAAGGGGGATACTGGTGCTACAGGAGCAACGGGGGCTACAGGAGCAGCTGGGGCTGACGGAGCTGACGGAGCTGACGGAGCTGATGGGCAGGGTGTCCCCACTGGGGGTTCTCAATATCAAGTTCTAAGGAAGGTAAGCGGAACTGATTACGATACTGAGTGGGATTACGCAGATAGAGTTACTCTTGAGGTAAGGTTTGATGAGGCGGTCTCTAAGGGAGACCCTTTGTATATTACTGGCTTTAACAGTGGTCAAAATAGAATTACAGTCGCCAAAGCCGATGCGTCTGATTCATCTAAAATGCCTTCTATTGGTTTGGCATTTGAAGATTACTCTCAGAACGACAACGGTCAGGCTACTGCCGTTGGCAGCCTCGATGACATCGACACTCAAGTCGCAAACGACTTTCAAGAAGGGGAAGTCGTTTACGTAGCAAGTGGTGGAGGTCTTACTAACGTCAAGCCCACTGGTGCAAACCTCATTCAGAATGTAGGCAAAGTAGGTAGGCGACAGCAAAACAACGGTGAGATTGTCGTCATGGCTATTGGTAGATCAAATGACGTTCCGAACATACCTGACGGTCAAGCATGGATTGGCAACGCTTCTGGGGTAGCAACCCCCACGACACTAGCTACTGTAGCTACTAGCGGCAGTTATAACGATCTTTCAGATCAACCAACTATCCCGACAGACACCAACCTTGGTAATTCAGATCAAACTATTTCTGGTGATCGTGAGATAAAACTAGGACAAAGCACTAATTCTATAGCTGTAAGATGCGGCTATAATGACTCGCTGATTCCTTTGAAAGTTACAGCCGATGGTGCTGGTCCAGCTACTACTGAAGTTGCTGGAAACTTGATTGTTAAATCTGGTGCATTTGCGTCAGGGGGCACAATACAACTGATGGAATATGGCAGCAATGGCACACATGTTGTTTCTTTAGGGGCTCCTGTATCATTGGCTGCTGATTATTCATTGGTGCTTCCCGCTTCGGACGGGTCAAACGGGCAAGCCCTCGTAACTGATGGATCAGGCAACCTCTCTTTCTCAACCATCAGTGGCGGTGGAGGCGGCTCAGATGTCATAAAGCACTTCTATGCAGGTGGTGCGCAGCTTACATATCCATACTCTAGGTATCTGCCATTGACGGGAGATGTGTTAGAGCAAAACGCGGCGAGTTCTGCGCTTTCAAGAACGGGCTTTGTAGCCCCTTATGACGGACAGATTAAAAAAATCATGGCGAGAAGTGAAGAGACGTTAGGCAACACAGTGCTACAGTGGTATAAGGCCGTTGATGGCACACACGCCCCTGCGACAAGTATGCAGTCAGTCACAGTTGACATTGACACGGCCAACACCACATTCACTTACACATACTCCTCAGCTACCTTTAGCAAGGGAGACATTCTGTCTTTGAAGGTAGACCCTACAAGTGACCCCGTGAGTAGCACAATGGAGTTTAACTACACAATTGAATTTGAGTTCGATACTTCGACGTAATTCGAAGTTGATTATATTCGCATTATGGCATTAAGCGCAAGCGATAAAAAGAAACTAAAGAGGTACGGTCTGTCTGGCTTAAGTAAGCCTAAGAGGTCTGCATCTGGAAAGAAGTCTCACGTCGTAGCCGTAAGGGTCGGAGGAAGGATTAAGATTATTAGGTTTGGAGAAAAGGGCGCTAGTACAGCTGGCAAGCCTAAGGCTGGGGAGTCTGCAAAAATGAAGGCTAAGAGAAAATCCTTCAAGGCTCGTCACAGGAAAAACATCGCCAAAGGTCCTAGCAGTGCTGCGTACTGGGCAAACAAAGTAAAGTGGTAATGAA